TGTTGCCCGACGTGATCGTCGACGCGCCATACGGCACGGTGATGACCCACAGGCCGTTGAAGCCAGCGTCAGGCGTCGGCGTGACTTGCGAGCCGGTCGTCGCGGCAGTGCCGGCCTTCAACGACAATTGAACCGTGTTGTCACGATACGTCGTGTTCGACGTGCCGGTGTTGTTCGGCCCAGAGTAGGCGCTTGACGGATTACTCGCGTTGTAATAGGGGAGCACGGTGCTGCCACCATCCACCTCTTGAAACGCGCCTTGCACCAGGTAATTGATCGAAAACCCGGCAGTCGTAGGAGCGGGACACGAGAAGTTCACCGTGTCAAGCAGAATCCCCTGCTTCACGATCGTGTGCGCGTCAGCGGCGAGCGAAGAGTACGCGCCGGTATCGGTCGCTTGAAGCGAGTAAGCGCGACCCGGATTTACGTTCACCGTCATGCCGGCCGGCGACGTCGGAACGCAGCCGAGCCCGGAGAACAGCGTCGACGTGCCGATCATGTCTTGCAAGACGTGGCCGATCGCGATCATGACATTCTTGTTTAGGCTGAGCAGATCTGTCTCGAGCGGCACAGCTCCGGCGTAATTAATGACTCGACGCATGTGTTGGCTTCCAAAAAGAAAAAGCCCGCACGCAGCGGGCCAAATTGAATATTTAGCTGTTGGACGACTACGAACTGATGCGTACCCAGGCTATAGCCCCGGCCGGAATCACGTTCGCAATCGCGGCATATATGTCGGAATCGCTGACTGATGCCTGCACCATGCTCAGGCTCGCGTATTCACCGCGCGATGCGCTGCTGTAGCCTGATGGCGAACTACCGTATCCGGCGACATACGGGATGCCAGTGCCGAGCGGCCTGTATGCGGTAACGAACGCTTGGTACGGATGCACCAGCGAGCCATACGCGCCTGCTAGGCCGTAACCGCATGCGACGCCATAGCCGCCCGTATCGGCAGGACGGCTAGGCTCGATGATGAGCGGCGCTCGACCAGTCAGCGTCGTGAGAACCTGCGTGACAGCCTTGCGGGTTGCGCGCTCGCGAAACAGGTTGATGATGATCCGATTGCGAAACGCGGCATCTGACTCGTTCGTCTTTCGCGGTAGCGTCGTGCCGAAGAAGTCGGCGCTTATGACATCAAGAAAGCCGTCGCTGGCGGTCGCAATCCGCAACTGGGCATTCGCATACATCAGCACCGAATAGACGTTCGCGAAGATCGCCGCGAAGCCGCCAAGAAGCGCCGTCAGTATCGTTGGTGAGTCGCCGAACCAGCCGCGCGGCATGAGCGCTTGCATGCGCCCAAGCATATCCTGTTGATCGCCTGTCGCCATCAGTTCACCGTTACCGTGCTGGCCTTGATCGTTTGTTTTGACGTCGCCGCAAGATCAGACGTCCCGCCGTTGAGCGTGACGCCTGTCACGTTCGTGACAGCAGGCGACGCGTCATACGCGACCTGAGCGAGCCGCGAGTAAGCGAGCGATGTACCGAGCGGAAGTGCGTTGATATAAGACTGAAGCGCGGCCGTGACCGTCGCCACGATGACACTGTGCGTGTAGCCTGATGCGGTTGTGATCGTCATGACCACCGTCGCATTCACGACGACCGGCTTGTGAACGTCAAATGTGATCGTGAAACCACGAACCGTATCGATCGCATTGGATACGGTGTTTAGCAGCGCATCCGATGGCGCGCCCGATCCGTCATCGAACACCACGACGAAATTACCGGGCTGATACGCGCCGGCGTAGTTCGCGTTTTCTGTGATCGTGTACGTCAAGCCTTGCTGAATCGACGTAATCGCATTGCCGATTGCCGCTTTCGTCGCTTTCGACAGGCTTTGCAGCCACGTCTGAAACCGGGCCAGCGCGTTCGCGTCGCTTTCGGCGTCTGCGCCGTTCGTGAAAGCCGCGGCATTCGTCACCGTGTCGACACCGGGCACCGACTGCGAAAGCTGGCTGATCGTGCCGGCGAGCACGTTGCCGCCAGAGCCAGCCGTTACAGCCGTCACTGTGACGCTCACGCTTGCCGTTCCTGCCGCCAGAACATAGCCGCCCAGCGTCGCGCTGTAGGCCGTATTGGACGTGTCGAGATTGACGGCGAACTGCTGCGAGCCGTCCGTCGTCTGAATCACGGTTCCGACCGGTACGACCGCCTGAGCCGTTGGCGTGAAGCGCGAGAACGTCACCGTACCCGTCGACGCCACCGCCGCAAGCCGCGCAAATCCGAAGTCAGCGAGCCACGAATCGAGATCGGAGCCCGTCGACGTCGATGCCCGCGTGAGCGCCAGCATTTGCAGGATCATGCCCTGAAGCCAAAGCGCGATACCCGACACCGCCTCACCCAGCGCGCGCAGCACCGTGCCAATGTTGAAGTTCAGGATCGCGGACGTGACCGAGCCCTGAACCGTAGACGCAAAGTTTTGAAGCATCTGCGTCAGCGATTGCGTCTGTACTTGTGCCATTTATTGATCGATCTGGAATGAGAGGGTGCTGATGGAGCCAGTCACTGCGTCGGCATACTGGATCGTCACCGCGGCGCCATTGTTGAACGGCGTCACCGTCACGACAGGAGCGGGAGAAGCAGCGATGCCTGCAATCGTCTTGATCGTCTTCTGGATCGTGCCGCGCAGCTCGGAGACGTTGAGCGTCTTGCCGATGCGATACGGGATGCCTGCGCCGAAATCCGCATGCCATGTGTAATCAGGCGACGCGAGCGGGTTGCCGGCTGAGTCCGTCCATCGCGGATTGGTCATCAGCGCGCGAAGCAGTTCCTGCTGTGCGAGCGTGTCGTCTGTGGCGATGGCTAGATCGCCGTTGGCAGCGATTGAAAGGTCGTTCGACCAGAAATGACTGATGTCGCTCATTGCGGTACTCCACCGAGGCCAGCGCCACCGGAATTAACGTGCTGGTGCGTGCTGCCGATGTCGTGCCCGTTGTTCTTGATCGTGCCGACCGTGTTCAGGTTGCCGGTGATGGTCGATGCGTTGCCAGAGCCGTTGTCGCCAGAGATCGCGATGCCGCCGTTTCCGGTCAGCGTGTTGTCCATCAGTACCGGGCCAACGAAGTGATGCTGCGTTGCCGTGTAGGTCGCGCCGGCCGCGGCTTTGACTTCGATCGAGCCGTCGTTGTGGAACTTCATGAACGAGCCCGACTTGTGGACGATCCATGTCTCACCGGCAGGCACCACAGGCGGCACATTCACGTTCGAGAAGAATCGCCCTACCACCTTCGGCGCAGCGTTCGATCCGTCCGTGAAGCCAATCATCACCATGTCGCCGATATTCGGTGCGGTCATAACGCCGAAGCCGTTGCCAACACCAACCGCGCCGAGCGGCAGCCAGCCCGTTTCGATCACATCGGAGTCGCCAACGCCCTGAAACGTGACCTTCACCGAATGCGTAGAAGGGTTGTAGCTGCTCACCGTCGCCATGCGAGGCTTTGGCAGACGGCCAGCCGCCGCCTCCGCGTGCCCTCGCATCGCGTTTGCAAGTTCGTGATAGTTCATCAGAGAGAGGCTGCTTCAGAGGTTGCGGCGTGGTTCTTGCCGTGGACGTTCATCTCAAAACCGCCTTCGAACGACATGCGGCGCGTGATTTGCGACGGATAGTAGGTCTGATCCCATGCGGTCCCGGTGCCCGACACCTGAATGACAGTCTGCGTGTCGAGCGTCACGTCGCCCGGCATGCGGCACGACATCTTCATCTCGTGCTTCACGATCAGGTCGTACTTCTGCTGCGCAATCTGCAAGGCGCGCTGCTTGTCGATGTTCGGGATGAAGAACGTGAACACCTGACCATTTGCGGGCGTCGTCGATAGGCCCGGCTTGATGCTGCCGACCTTGTTCTGCGGATAGACAGCGTTGAATCCGTACTGCTGCTTGTCATTCCACGACCGCACCACCACCGTGACGCCGCGCGAGACGGTCAGCGTGCGCTCGAAGCGCATGTCTTCGGAATTTCCTGCCATCGCACGGTATTGCGCCGTGCTAGGGTTGACTTGCGTCCAGACTATCGGATAAGGCGCAGAATCAGCGGCAGGCGGCGGCCCGAAATACAGCGTCTTGTCTTTCACATAGACGACGAAGCCCTCTTGCTGCGCGAGGAAGCACAGAATGTCCCATTCGGTGCGTTCGTCCATCAGGTTGACGTGCTCGATGTCGTAATACGCACCGGCTCGCGTCTTCGTGGCCGTGACTTGCGCGGTCAGTCCGCGGCGCTGCGCCAACGTAGTCGCGATCTGGCTCGACGTCTGGTTCTGAAACTTCTCCGTCGTCTTCGCGTCGATGAAAACGCGCGTCAGATCCCGACCACGCACGGTGATGACGTCCTGCGCCATGTCGTAGTCGATCGTGTCGGCCTGCCCGTAGATCAGCTTTGTCAAATCGTCAGGCGTGTACGCGTCGAAATCGTCGGGGAAGCCCGCGAAAAGCTCGATGTACATGTCCTGCTGCTGGCTGAACCAGTTGACGTCTGTCGCGGCAGGCAAAGCCGCGCCGATGAACCGCACTTCGAACGTATCAGCAGATGACAGTGAATTATTTTCGACCTCGTAATCGAGCCACGCCTGCGCAACCGTGCCGTTGATACGCACCAGACCCCGCGGCGCAGTCACCAATCCGGCCGGCTGCGTCGTGGTAATCCGGTCCGCATTAGGCATTCGCTACTCCGTCCGCTGCTGCGGCGTTGTTGGTGGGCGGAATCGCGATGTTCTGCGTGCCGCTGATGTTCGGATCGCCGCCGAGCGACGGATTCGCTCGCGAGATCGCCACCCAGCCAGTCGCATCCTTGTAATACTTGGCAGCCAGGTCGTACAGGTTTCCGCCGACGACCGCGATCGACTTCGACGCCGAGCCGATCTGCCCGATGTTCGTGCCGACGCGCGATAGAACGCCTTGCAACTGGAGCAATTGCGGCTGCTGCGTCATCGTGTTGACTTGCGCGCTCAGCCTCGAGACTTGCTGTGCGATCGGGTTGTTCGGCAGGAGGCCGCCAACCGTCGAAACGCTCTGCAGCGTGTTCTCGCCGGCCGCGATCAGCGTCGAAACCTGCGCTTGAACCTGCGCGAGCGGCGCAAGCACAGTTTGCAGCGTGCTTTGCGTCGCCTTGGCGAAGCTTGATACGGCGCCAATCGCCGTCGTTAGCGTTCCCATCGAGCTCGTCAGGCCGGCATTGCCGATGCTCGAACAGATGCCGTTTGCCGTCGAAATGTCTGCGCCAATCAGATCGTCGATACCCGGTGCTGCGTTCGGCCCTTGTGCTGCGTTATCTGCGACGACTTCGAGCCGGATGCGGTAGTAAATCTCGTATTCGCGCTCGAAGTTCTCCGCAAACTCGCAGATCACGACCGAATAGCTGTACTCACTGAACGTGAGATTCAGCATCTTCTGAGCAAGCGCCATCTGCTTGAGCGTGCGAGCGCGCTCGAGAGCGTTTTCGCCCAAAAGCATGCCGGACCACTCAAGTGGCTGCGGATCGTAGCCCATCATGTTGACGTTGCGCGCCCCGCCGACCATCTTGCGCACGACGGCGCGAATCGCCGTCGTCATCGTGATCCGCTCGGGGATTTCATACTCGGAGAACGTGAAGTCTCCGAGCTGTAGCGTTACAGCCATATCAATGCCCCGTTGCGAGTTGAGTAGGCGCCGATGCGTTCAGGTCGTAAAAGCCGGAGCCGAGGCGCGTCGACGTCTTGCGAACGATTGAGTCGACGACCTTGGTATGAATCGGCGTGCCGTCCATCGTGGCGTTGATCGTCGCGTGCAACGGCTGCGAGCCAGACGATGCTACGGCCGCATCACGCTTTTGCGCCACGCCACCCATGCCCGGCTCCCAGTCGAACGCGCGCTTAATGCGCCCCCACAGACCGCCGCCACCGTTCACATATGCCTGCTCGTCGCGCATGTTGGTGTCGGCATTGCCGAGCACCTTCAGCAGCGACGTGCCCTGCTTGAGCATGTCAGTGACGGCCGGCAGTGCACTCGTGCCGAATGTGTTCTTGAAGTCGGACCAGGCGTTGTCGAACTTGTCCATGTTGCCTAGGAGCGTCGCGTCCGCCTCTTTCGAGCCTTTCTCCGCGCCCGGCGTAATACGGTAGGTCTGCACACCTTGCAAGATGGTATGCATCTGCTGCTCAAACAGAGAGAACAGCCGGCCGCCAGTCGTGTTGTAGAGAATGTTGTTCTCGCGGTCGCGCTCGGATTGCGTGAGCTTCAACGCATCGTATTGCGGCATCACATGATCCATGTGCCACTTGAGCGGGTTTGCAGCGCGTTCTTCGGACCACTTCAGCGGATTGCCGAGGTAATGGTCGACGCCACCGGCCTTGTTGAGCACAACCTTGCTCATATCCCACAGACCAAGCTTCTGATACTCGACGAGTTGAGCCTTGGTCAACTTGTTCAGGCCGTTCATCCGGTTGTATGCGGTCTGCATGCCGGTTGCGAACTTGCTGGCCTTCAATTCGCCGATAAGCGGCTCTGACCAAGCAAAAAACGCCTCGTCGGTCATGTTCTTGACCGCGTTGCCGCCGTTAGCGCGCGCCTGGCGCATCGCCTCCCAATCGACGTTCCCACCGGATGACATCGTTGTCCGGTAGCCAAGATCGGCCAATTCGGCTGCGCGCTTCGGGTCAGCGAGACCGCCGCTGGTTTCGATGAACCGCAGCATTGCAAGCTCTTGATGCTCGTCGAGCGGCTTGCCGCTGAGCGTGCTTGCGTAGTGCAGGCGCGACAGAATCGGCGTCATCAGCTTTGCCGCCTTCAGCGCTTCTTCGCCGGGCAGGCCGGATTCACGGAAAACGCCCTGCGCCTCAGTGAAGTAGCGCAACTTCTGGATCATGCTTGCACCAGACATGTCTGTGTGCTCGATGAACCTGAACGCCTCCGCATTCTGATCCGGCGTCATGCCGAGCATCTTGAACAGCGATTTCTGCCGCTGGTACTCGGCCGCCTCTTTGACGGAAGCGCTACCAAGTGCGTAAGCGCCATATCCGGCCGCCAACGGGACGAGGGAGTTCGCGCCAAGCCCGAAGCCGACCGAACTCAAACCGACGCCACCAGGGCCGATGTGAAAGCGACCGCCATGCGATCCACCGGCGTTATGACCGCCGCCACCGCGACGACCGCCGCCACCGCCGCCGCCGCCCGGAACGATAGGAACGTTCGGAAAATGACTAGACGGGATAGCGCCCATCGTGTGAATAGAGCGGATCTGATGCGCGAGCATCGCGGCATTGCTCGACGATGTACGCAAGCCGTCAGAAAGCGACTTGGTAGCGCGCGCCAACTCCCGCATCTCGGGATTGAACGCCGTGATCTTGGCGAGATGGCCAGATAGGCGACCGGCAGCGCCGTCAGCCTTGTTCAGTTCAGCAAGCATCATGTTGACGCCGCCGATCGCCTTGGCATCGAACGCCGACAGCTTGCCGAACGTCTTCACGAGGATCTTGGCGTGCTGATCGGTCTTGCCGATCGCCTTGTCGAGTGCGTGAGCGTAGTTCGTCGCCTGTTTGATGCCGCCGTTTGCCTTGCCGATCTGCTTGAATTGGCGATCAAGCGCAGCGACTTGCATCTCGACCTTCAGCATCTGCTTCGACATTTCGA